CAGCTTCTTGTATTTGGTCTTGAAAGTTATCTGTATTAAATAAATCTATTACATCTTGTAAATTTTGAGCTGCTTCTAATTGAGCATTCATAGAATTAGTACCATTGTTAGTAGCATCATCTAAATCTTCTTGTGCTTCTGCAGCTCTTTTTCTAGCTTCTACTAATTGATCTGATTCTCTAGTTAAAGCTAATTCAATTAATCTTAATTCCTCTTGTGCTACTGCTAATTCCTCAGTTACATTTTTACCCTGTCCCTGAAAGAAAGTTAATTCTGCTATTTGTTGCTGTAATTCTTTTTTCCTTAAAGCTTCTTGAGCAGTTATTAAACCCTCCTCCTCTAAAGCTCTATTAAGATCTGTTTGAGCATCATCTCTATCTTTTTGTAAATCTGTTAAATTTTCTATTTGAGCAGCAGATAACCCAAGAACACCTGCTAATTTTTCAGCAAAAGGTAATACATCTTTGCCAATTGATTTTCCAAACTTTTTATTAAGTGGAATAAGTAGTGTTGTATCTATTCTGTATTGTTTAACTTGTTTATTTAATAATCCCTGAGCAATCTGTTGTTCAATAATACTTTCTGCAGTTAAGTCTGTTCTAACTTCTAAATCCCTTTGTTGATCTGCTACATCTCTTAAATTATTAATTAATTTTATTAATGGAGATACTTTTAAAAAAAATCCTAAAAACTTTTCTAATCTTTCATTAGTTTGTGGAAATTTATTGCCAAAAGCTTCAACTCTTGTTGCTGCATAATCTAGAGCTAATCCCATATCAGCTACAAAGAAAGCACCCTCTTTAAAAGCATTAATTAATGGTGGAGCTACATCCTCAACAAATTCTCTAAATATTGGCAACATTTCAGCAGCAGCAGGAATAAGTTGTGCTCCTATATCCTCTTTTAATTGTCTAACTTCTGCTGAAACTGCTCTTTGTTGGTTTGCAAAAGATTCTGAAGTTCTATCTAAATCTCCAATTTGAACTGCTGCTTTTTGTTGTATAAGAGCTAAAGTTGCATAAGCTTTTTCTTGTCTGGTTAAAGATTCAGCATTAGCTTTTCCTGTTAATTCAAAAGCTTTAGTTTGCACTTCTGCTTCTGATATAGCAATACCATAAGTTTTTAATGCTTCTCTTTCTCCTGTTAAAGCAGATTGAAAAGCTCTTAATACAGGCTCAGCACCTGCAGAAATATTTGAGAAAGAAGCCACATCAGCAGCTATTTTTGTTAATTCAATACCAAGATCAGCAGATTCTGCTTGTGTGAAACCAATACCCTGTGCAACTGCACCTAATGTTGAAAGTAATTGTTGAAGTTCTGAATTAGTTAAACCTGCTTTATTTGCAAATTGTTCTGTGAATTGTCCTGCTTTTTGAGCAGCATCTCCATAAGTAGTTCCAAAAGCTGCTCCTGCTTCTTCAGCACTAACTGCAGCTTCTAAGGCATCTGCTGCAAAATCAATTAAGGCTTTACCTGCAGCAATAGAAGCTCCTACAATAGCTGCTTTACCAAGTCCAGACATTCCTGCAGCAAATTTAGCATTTGCTTTAGATGAGTTATTAACTTTCTTATCTAAATTACTTGCAGATCCAGAAACATTATCTAAAGCTCTTGATACTTTATCAGCACCAACAACCTTAATGAACATTTCAAGAGTAGCTCTTGCCATTAAATTATCTCCTTAATTTAGCTCTTGCATTAGCTTCTGTTCTAGCTTTCTGCTCTTTTTTATACTTATCTATGTAGTATAACTTCCAAGATTCAAATTCTTGCACACTCATAGATTTTCTAAGAGCATCAACTGTCATTCCTAAATCAAGAGCAAGTCTAAATTCAAAAGCCAACTCCTCATTATTCTGGAAACTGTGAGGCTATAGAAGCCTGATCCTCCTTAGTCCAAGCCATACACCTATAAATCCCAATAAGAACTTTATCTACTATGCTAGGTGTAGCTTTACTATAAAAATCCTCTACTTGATCTAAATCATCAAATTTAGGCTCTTTTAATCCTTTAAGAAGTAATAGCTTCTCAAAAAGAACTTCATCTCTAATACCATCTTTTTCAGATTGTTTATTAATTTCAACTGCATCAGCTTTAGTTAAACCTGTAACCAATACTGTTGCATTCCATTGTTCAATCTCAATTTCTTTTTCAGGCAAAGATGGAGCATTAGATATATCATCTAAGCTAAGTCTTTTCATCAATAACCTCTTTCTGTTGTGAAATACTTAATTTATATTTTAAGCAGTTCCCTCAGTTACATCTCCTGTTACTTGAAAAGATGCAGTAAAGCTAACAGCTCCTCCTACATCTGGAGTTCTATCATAAGCAGTCATGATACATTCTCCACTAGCTTTTGGATTGCCACCTGTAGTTCCAATTGGATAGAACTCAAATGATCCTGCTACTCCAAGTATTCCAGATAAGTAACCATCAACAGTTGCATCAAAAGATCCAGAGATAGAGATTGTTGCATCCTTTAGTCCTGCTACATAAGCTTTAGAACTATTAGAGAATGCTGAAACCTCTGCTACATCTGCAGTTCTTGAAACAGCAACATCTGTTAAAACATCAGAAATATCTCTTAATGTTCCTCCAGAGTCATCTATTTTAAAAGCTGCATTCTTTCCATGTGTAAATGTTGGCATTTATCTTTCTCCTATTTTCCTTAATCTATTTATGTGCAAATCCTATAGCTGCAGTTATAGAGCCTGTTCCACCAAAAGTTAGAACTGCTCTTGCATATCTATTAGGATTACTTGCACTTGCTATTAGCTCAGATGTTGTTCCTGTAGCTTGAGTAAAAGTTATATAATCACTCCATACAGCATCATCTGTGCTTGTTTGTATTTTAACATCTAAAGTTGGGCTTCCTGAACTTGCTACACAATGTAGAACTCCTGCACCACCATTAGTTCCTGCAGCTCCAAAATCAACTGAAGTTTCATTTGAAGTGCCTGTTACAGCAGTTGGTGTCAATAAAGACTTACCATTATAAGCATCTCCATCAAATTGGAATGCTACTGCTACTGCAACAACTGATCCTACATCTGCACTTCTATCATAAGAAGTTGCTATTGTGTTTCCAAAAGATACAGCATTTCCTCTGGTATATCCAATAGGTGCTATGGAAAATGCTGCACCAGATCCTCCTAGCTGAGATAAAAACTCAGCATCTGCATCAGGATCTGAACTCTCAAAATAACCTGATAATGATACAGTTCCATCTTTAAGTCCTGCAACATAGGTTTTTGAGGAGCTAGAAAAAGTAGAAGTTTCAGCTACATCTGCTGTTAATGATAAAGCTGCATCAGTTAGTGTTGTTGAAAGATTAGTATTATCTAATAAAACTACAGCATTTTTTCCATGATTAAAAGTTGGCATTATTCTTCTTCCTCTTTACTCATTTTACTATCAAACTTAACTGCTGCATTATTCTTGATTAATGCTTTAGCTATATTATCTGGGAGTTCTAAAACTTCTCCTGCTTCTACTCTTTTATCTTTTTTATTTAGTGAAAAATCACTACCTATTAAAATTTTTACTTTCATTATGCTATTACCTCTATATTGAATGTTACACCAAGAAAGCTAGTTCCCTGTGTTACTTCATATTCTCCATAATCTGTTGCACTTATTACTCTAACAGACATTGCTGCACCTCCCAAAGTAGGATCACTTTCTATTGCTGCTTTAACAGAAGTTGCTCCTGTTGAAGCTAAGTAAGCATCTACTCCATCTTGTGCTGTTTGTGCATCTATTCTTGAAATATATACTACTATAGGAATCTCATAAGTATCAGCACCTCTAGCCATTGTTGAATCATAATTTAAACTATTTAAAGGAGCTACTAGAGCAATAGGTGGATCTATAAAATCTGGCACATACTCATAAGCAGTTAATCCTGATATTGTTTCTAAATTTGTTTTTAAACCATCTCTAATTGATGTAAGTAATGCCATTATTTAACACTCCTAGCTATATCTCTTGCTATTAATCTTAACATCTCATCCCCTCTGTCCTTAATCTCTTTTTGCTTCTCATAAACTACACCACCAATAAATGGCTTCATCTTTAAACCTCTTTTAGATATTGCTCTAGCAACTAAGAATGGATTTAGTTTAGGATTACCTCTCTTAGCCCACTTAGCTAATGAACTACCCTCTTTGTATGGAGGAAAGAATGGTTTAGTTCTTTTAACAGGAGCAAAGCTTCTAAATATTGGCTTACCATGAATGAATGGAGCATAAGGAACACTTGAAGCTAATTTAAAGCCCTCAGACATTCTTAGTCTGTTAGTATTGCCTAATTTAGCTGTAAATACACTTCTCCTAGTTGCTCCTGTGTTTTT